GTCTAACATTGGATATTAACGCTACAGCACCGCTGGTTTTTCCAACAAGTTTAACACCAATCTTAACATATCCACCATATTTTGTTATTGATTCTTCTGCTAATGAAGATGTATCAATGTTTAGTACTGTAGAAGATGCAGAATATGCAGATGGTAAAATTTGTGCCTTGTTATATGGGTTTGCATTATATTCTGAAGTTGGACTATTATAAGTTCCTGCTTTATGAGATGGTTTTGCAGTTCTGAAAGAAATAACCTTTTCGGAACCAATAAATCCATCAACATCTTCTCCAATATTAAATGAACCAGAAACCATTGAGATTTCAAGTAACTTGGGTACAATATCAATTGAACTTATATCATCGACGAATGAATAATGTGTTGTTAATGGTCTCAGTCCAGCAGATCTAAACTCAACGTTTCTAGATCTCATAAATGGATCTGGCTCACTGCTCACCTGAACGCTTTCTACAAAGTCATAACTATCTCCAGCATTTCCTATTGATCCATCAGATACTGTTCTTTTATTTTCAATGTAAATATTTCTTACCCAGTTATCTGAAGAAGGATTGAGAGTAATTCCGCCAGTATATTCTACAATATTAAACGGGTTTACATTTTCAACTTGAGTTGCAAATGGTTGCTCCAACCAACCAGTTTCTTCATAGTTTAGTGTAACTAGGTCTCCAGTTTTTCTTACATTATTATCAAGAAGATTGAGATTTGTAGAAAAGTCTGCGGTTGATGGATCAAGGTTTGTTGCTAAAGCTGGTTGTAATTTTAAAGACCAGAAATCTGTTGAAGGTATAAGTTTACCTTCAGTTGTGTTTACATCACATTTTACATCTGGATTTGTTTTATCAATTAAACTATTATTTTTAAAGTCATCGACAAAGAATCCTGTTTTAAATCTTGATAGACCATCAGTATCTTGAATTTGTAGAGTCTTAGTGTTAACCTCTAGAAGTGAAAGAGACGTTGTTATCTCAAGGTTTTCAATTCTATCTTCAAGAGAACCAATGTCTCTCATCGTATATCTTCTATTATCAACCAAGGTTATCTTGGCGTCTTGTGGATTGTAAAGATATGCTGGTAAGTAAATAGTAGCAATATCCATCGCTTCTTCAATGTTTAAAGAAGCTTTTGGTTCTAAAGCAGAAACTCCCTTAACAATAGAGAACTGTCCTAGTTTATCTAAAATTATTCTATCAACTCTTGGTAGATAGAATGAATATCCAAGTAAAGAACTTTCATTTGGAGTGATAGCAGAGTATGCTGTCGAAACTACAAAAGACCTAGTTCCATATGCAAATGGAGACTGTGACGTTGAAGTGAATTCAGATACTCTTGGTCTGAAATCTAGAACATCAGTCGCTCTTAGTCCATTCTGAAGTAGTGGAATATCATTTGTATATCTTTCAGCATCATATGAATTTACTGTAAAGATATCGCCTTGCTGATTGGTTGCTACATTATAATAATTGAAAACAACTAAAAGTTGTCTTGATGGTGCTGGAGTATTTTGTACTCTTACAAGTCTTGAATAATCATAATATTGCTCTTTTTGACCTTTATCTAAAGTAAATCTGCTTGTTACATCAAGATAACTTCCAACTGTTATCGACTGAATTGATGAAGTAATATTTGACTCTTCAAAAGTAACTGCTTCTCCAGAATCAAATTTTGATCCATTTAAGTAAACAAAGTCAACTTCATTACCAGAACTTGGTAAAGTTACGACTTGGGCAACTGCTCCACTGTTACTTCCAATAATTTTTTCACCAATAAATGCATTTGAGTCTAAACCTAGACCTGATGGGAAAGTTAGTCGATCTAAAATAGGTGTTGAAGTGTTGAGAGATTCATATACACATACGATGTTAACAACATCAGGAACATTCAAAGATATCTCATTATCTTCAATTCTTGTACCATAAAATAGACTTGTCGTTAAACCACTTACAGATGCTGTAGATCCATTATTAGTTTTTGTGATATTTAACGTTCTACTTCTAGCAAAAGTCTTGTTTTTGTTAGTTAGAACTTGCTTTCTTAAAGTTGTATTGACTGTTACGTTTGAACTCTGACTTGCTCTAAGACCATTTATTGTTATTTGAGTTCCATCAACACTTAAAACAAACTGATCTGAAGATAAGTCTTCAATAGTTCCATCAGAATAGAAAACTGAATATCTTTCAGCGTCATATGCTTCAAAGAAAGCACTTGAAATTCCTGTATTGGAAACTGTTATAGTTGCTGTTCCAGTACTATTGGTTGAAACTTCCCTAACTTGAGATGTTACAATTAAATTAGAACCAGATAGATTTACTGATGATATATTGCTTTGATTTAATTTTGTATAAAGACCAGACTTTTCTGTATTTTTAAAATCTGGAACTCCAAGACTGAAGGTAGTTGTTTCTGATGATGATGGTAATGTACCATCACAAACGCCATTAACTGATGGAACAGCACTGACCGTCATTGTGTATCCATCAGCAGAGATAGAAACAACTTTATTAAATGTGCTTACATTAGTAGATACACCAGTCTTTTGATATCTAATAATTGAATCTGTTTTTATTCCTAAGAAAGACTTACCTGGGCATGTAACTATGCCTGCTGAGTTTACAGTTATCTTATCTGTTGCATTGAACCCAAATGGAATTTTTCTAAACAGAGAAGAATCTGCAGAAAATGCGGTCTTCAGTGCTGGTGTTATACCTACAGCATTTTGATAAACTGATTTAATATCTTCGGTGGAGAATGCTCTAACTGAAACAACAGAACGAGCATTGACTAGAGTATCGTTGATTGTAATTTGTTCGCCAACAATAAACGTTCCAGATGTTTGAGTTAAAGTTAAAGTTGTTCCAGAAGGCGCAGTTACAACATATCCAGAACCACCACTACTCAAACCCTTTACATAAGAACCTACAGGACAATCGCCAGAGTTTAGGGATTGGTTAATAATCAACTCAGTATAAGTTTGTACATCAAAGAGATAAAGATCCCATGAAGATGATGTATTCTGGTATGCAGAATCTGTTAGATTGAATGTATATACTCTTGCATCACCAATTGCTGTAGTTCCAGATCCAGATACACCTTTTCTTTGATTGAAAAGTTTTACCGTATTTCCACCAGTGTGAATTCCTACGAATGGTGTACCAGATGTATTGTTGACTCTAAGTAAACTACCAAGTTCGAATGGTACAAGAGCAGTATTTACAGTTTGAGTATCTCTTGGTTTTTGTACATCTAAAATTGTCGATGCTGGAATATTGATATCATATCCGCGAACATATGCAGTTCCTGGGGAAACTTTATAGCATAATAAATCATCCGATGGTTCTGCACCTTGTTCTGTTTTTTGAGTTGGTAAATATATTCCTTCGTTCTTAATTCTATCGTTTAATGAGTTTAAAGCGGCGACTTCAAAGTTCTTGAGTGCATAGTCGCCAGACTCTTCATAAGTTCTTTTTGCAAAGTAGTCTTTTATAATTGAGTATACAGATTTGTCCTGTAACTTTTTAATTATTCCATTATCAATTCTAATTAATTCTACAAAGTTCTTATCATCAAAATCATTGATGCTCTTTTTAGCAAGAACTGTACTTATTTTTAATCTGTCTGCTCCAGGAGCTGCATAGTTTGAAAACCCTCTAGCATTATCATTTAAAGATGGGTCATCATTTGATGTAACAATTTCTTCTAAAATATTCAAACCAACTCTATATGTTGGTGTGTTAGAATATGGTTCTAAAACAATTAAAGAATTGGGAACATTTACAAAAGTTCCACGTATAAAGTAAACACCTGCAGACAATCCGACAGCAGAACCAGTTGTACATGAACCAGTATCAATTAAAGTTGCAATAGTGTCTCCAACATTAATTGATGTGTTTCCATACTGTATTCCATCGAGAAGGATAAGTAATTCACCATCTTCAAATTCAGTTGTCTCAAAATCTGAACCAGCAGATGTATACTTAACGTATAGAGTTACTTCCTCAACATTATCATTTGAAGGTAAACTGTAGTTTTTAATTACTGCAGTTACGCCAGAATTTTGCCCTTCAACTCTTATTCCTATAAGTTTATCGATATAAAGGGAAACATCTAACCCTAGGTGCTCTGCGTTAATTTTTACAGAATAATACTTATCATCAAATGTAATTGATCCAGGTATGACCATGGATCCTTCTTTAAATATATGACTACCAAACGATTCTACTTGATTCTGAAGAATTGACTGAAGTGTAGTCAGTTCTCTAGATTGAACTGGATATCCTGGTTTAAAAAGAACTCTGTAAAAGTTCTTGTTGATATCAAAATCATCATAATATGGATTAATGTTGAGATTAGTTTTCTGTGGCATTTTTTAAAATTCCAGGATAATTTTAATATCTTCTTTTTGGCGTGTGTTTCTAGAAATCAGGGGTCTATTATCCAGGTAAATAATTTCCCCTGAGCCTTTATTTATCTCTGGAGAAGCAAGACCGTTTGCAAAATTAACACCCAAGTTAATAACTTTAGTTCCTGTTGGATTAGTACTAATACCGGTAAAGTTGGTGTCTATAGAACCAGTAAAACCACTAGTTCCAGTTACTGCGTTTGCTGAAGATTGAAAACTTAAAACTTTACCACCGGTTGAAATACCAATGTAATCAGTTTGATCTAAAGTTGTTTGGTTGAAATATAAAGACCTGTCTTGAATATATTTCAGAACTTTCGTTTCACTATCATATGATGCTACATATCCAACAGATTTGCCGCCAGTCACATTTTGAGTTATCTTTTCTCCAATGGTTGGAGTTCCAGTAACAGAAGAAAACTTCAGCGAATATGTGGATGAAAACTGACTTTGAGTGAACGTTCCAGTTGATCCAATTGAAGTTGGATTTTTTAATATACCAACCTGTGCAAATTTCGTATCAATTGGAAAATCCTTTGTTGAGTCGTCAAATCTTGCATAAAGAATAACTCTATCAGTTCCCAATTCTTTGTAAATATCATAACCATGTCCTCTGGATGGTGGAATGATGGGTATCAGTTTTGCAAAGGAACCAGTTGAGTTTCCATTGATGGATCCTAAATCAACTAAACCATAACTATATCCTTTTCCACCAGAGGAAACTGTTGTGTTTGTAATTTTTCCACCAACAACATCAACAATAACTTTTGCTCCAGAACCATCACCTAAAATGTTTAGTTCTTGCCCTACACCATTTGAATAGTTTGCTCCAGGGTTATCAATATAAACTTTTTTAATTTGATTTGAGTTTACCGTAGAATCACCATTTTCTCTAACCGCTTGTATTTGAGAATCGGTTGATGTTGCCCAATCATTTGGAACAGTAATATATTCTGTAGAATCAAACTTAATAATATCTCCAGGAGAAATACTGAATAAGTATTTCCAAACGTATCCATCACCACTAGAACCAGCAGCAGATGGTTCTAAGTCTGTAAAAGTTGGCTCATCTTGTGAAGCATTTCCTGTAGTGTTGATTCCAGAAGAACCATTATCTACGCAGATATAAACTCTGTAGTCAGAGTTGATTACATAGTAGTTTGAATCATATAGTCTCGAAGACTGTGTAAATGGTGAAGGATTATTAGCACTGTAGTCATTACGATACATTTCATATCTTGTGCCTTTAGTCCAATCAATTCTCCTAATAACTCTCTTTACATTAGCAGTTGTTATTTTCTTACCAAACAACATCGTATCAGATGTATGTGCTTGATATGAAAAATTATCTGTAGGGTTAGGAACGTTTGTGTTCCAGGTTGTTGACCTACCAAAACCAACTTGTGTAGGATTGGGTAGCCCTACAAAAATGTAATAGGAATTAGAATCATTTTCAACAGATTCAATAAAGTTATCAGTATTTAAGATTCTAAACTGATCTGTTACAATTGCAGACATATTATTAGCTTTTTCCTATATTTATACTATACATTTGATCTCTTTCTAAGAGCACCAGTATCTCTAAGTCCAAATCCTCTTCTTTGAATGGTTGGGAATGTTGATAAACCAACATCAACTGTTAAACCAGAAACTCCAATAGCAACTGGAGAAGTGCCTCTGTTTATTCCAGAAAGTTTACCCCATGAATATCTTCCAACTGGAGAGGAAGAAGATCCAAAAGTAGAAACTCCAGATATGTTAGAATCTGATTTTACATTTACTATAATCTCAGCGTTTGTTGCTGCGGGTACAATGTTAGCAACAATATAAACATTATCAACATTTGTTGTTCCTATTCCAATAACCGAACTATCAAGATTGTTTATTGAAGTTAAACCATTTCCAACTGTTGTATCTTTAATTAGAATTGGATGTCCAGTTGCAAGACCACTAAATCCACTTGGTCCTTGAA